CCGTACAAGGCTTGTCTCGTCGGTGCTGGTTCACCGAAGAGTTCTACCAGCGTGTCCCATATCAGGTTCCGTTTGGCTAGTTCTGTCATCGTTCTATTTTCCCCATAGTTCCCTCCTTCCCGCGAAGGAGTGTTCGCAACCTGAGCGTTGGTTAGCGTGTAGGCGACACCGGGGGCTTCTTCGTTGTTTTCCTCCGCGCTGTACCGGTGCATCGTCTCTACACGACTTGCGTGCCCGAGGTGTGTGGGTGGTGAGCGCGCCAGTGTTGCGGTGTCGCTGGTTGTGGCGGAAGGGAGACTCATGTGATATGCTCTCTCTGATGGTTGTCGTAGACCTCACCTTAGCGGATCGGATATGCGTTCGCAAGGATTGCTGGAAGCCGGAGGATTCAACACCTCCGGCTTTCTGCTCATTCACGACGCCACCTCATCAACTCGACTACTAGGACACGGAGCTCCCGCCGTTTGAACGGGGCCCGCCCGTCATACAGGTCGTGGTGTGGACGATCGAGTATCCACACGTTGGAGAGTTCGTCCTTGCCGCCGGAACCCAACGGGATGATGTGCGACATTTCTAGCCACCTCGTCTCGTCACACTGCGGCCACTCACATCGGTGACCAGCTCGGATGAGAGCTTCGGCACGCAACTCAGACCGCACACTCATGATCCTGCGATCCTTCGCATGATCCATTCCACGACAGGGACCGCGACAGCGTTGCCCATCTGCCGATACTTCTGAGTGTCGGACATGTTAATGCCGTCATAGAAGTCGTCAGGGAATCCTTGAAGGCGCTGACACTCAAGGGGCGTGAACTTACGCACCTGTGAGTTGACAACGGCTTGCTGCGATTCAACGCCGAGAGCATGGGCGCGGTCTTCTGCGACTATCGGTGTCTGCGTGGCGTGTACCACGTAGGTTTGCTGCTTGATGCCAGGTTCGGCAGCGAGCGCACCAGCCACATCGCCGAGGTCGCGTACCTCGCCACGCTGATTCTGAGCAAACGCGATGAGATCGGTGGCATCCTTGTAATCCCTCGCCGCCACCGTTGAAGCAATCTGATCCTCTACATAGTCGGTGGTTCGCTGCTGCCGGAATACGATGTGTCCCTCTTCGGCCCGTAAGCGATCTGGTGTAGGGCGTGTCTCAAGGCTGCCGGCAACGCTTTGCCCCGTGTCTCGGCCCGGTTCAGGATGCCCAAACACGCCCTCGGAGAGAGCAAGTACTTCGGGTCGGGGGACACCTCCAGAATGTGCGACAATGAAGACACGTCTGCGTCGTTGCGCCACTCCGAACCACTGAGCATCAAGCACCCCCCAGACCACGCCATACCCATGTTCGGTGAGCGAGTCGATGATCGTTGCGAAGTCTTCACCGCCTCGGCTGCTGAGGAGCCCAGGGACATTCTCTGCGACAACCCATGTGGGGCGTCCCTCACCGATGAGGCGATGGAACTGCCACCAGAGTGCGCCACGGTCTCCAGCCAGACCCGAGCGGTTTCCTGCCACGCTGTAGTCTTGGCATGGTCTTCACGGGAATCCTCCGACCAGAACGTCGACTGCTGGTGCGATGGATTCCCTTTGACCTCCTTCCCCTCGTGGCTTGTGTTGTCCATGGTGACACTCCTGACATAACCATCGCACCTTGAGCGGCTTGTCATAGTCGTCGTGGTGCGCTTGTATCCGTGTCCGCCCGTCGCTCATTGGCTTGGGTACGGTTTGACAGTTCTCGCAGCGGTTTGGCTGTATCAGCCGCCCTCGCTTGATTGCGTTATCGACCTTGCGGTGAGCGGACTTCGAGGCTTTCGTCCCTCTGTGGAAGTGGTTGTCTGCCCCATAGCGGAGGTTCGGTCGCATCTCGGTTCGGCGCTTCAGGATGTCGTGCATCGCCTGTCGGGTGACCGCGAAGCGAGATGCGACCGAACCGATTGATTCGCCAGCGTTGTAGAACGTGACGGCGTCAGCCTTGTCTCGATCAGTGAGGTATCTCGGTCGTGTTGCCTTCGTGTATCGAGCGAGACGTATGTCATGTATGTCTCCTACGTTGAGATCAGGCCAGTGGTGATCTAATACTCTTGACGCATGTTCGTCGTTCTCTGACTGCCACACTACTTCCATACCTGCACGTTCCACAGCGATATCGAAGCCTCCTACGCCGGCAAACAACGACCCGACTCTCATGAGAAGATCCACCGCACGATATGCCACAACCCGATCCACCAAGGGATTGATAGCACCACACCGACCAGTATGCCGGGGAGGCGGATGGTTGGCGATACGACGGGTGTCACATCCGGACGCAACAATACAGGTTCGGTCGTGGGTTTGTCTACCAGCTCCACGAAGATCTCAGAGTCGGGCGTCGGTTCGTGCGGACCGTCATGGTCGTCAGGGAGTAGACAAGTTGACCTACCCATATCGAACCAGCACGCAATTTCCATGTCACTCATAGTTGCACCTCCAAAAATGAATCACTTTCGTGCATCCCATCATGCCCGACAACGAGAACACACCGATGACCTATCAGATCGCTGAGACACCGCAGCCCGTTGTCGCTTCCGTCAGGGAAGGCAACCTGCCACGTTGCCTCAGTCATCGAATCGCAACGCAGCGAATCCCCCGTATAGCCGGATTGGTTCACAGCGTCACATTCGGCGCATGTTCTCATGGGTTGCCTCTCTCCATCTTCATGAGTACACCGCTATCTACGAGTGCGACGAGGTCAAGGCGGTCGTAATGTTCGTCGCCTTTCGTTGCATCAAACACGTACAGGTCGCCGTCAGGTAGCTTGGCCCGCCACTCAGCCTCAGTCATCAACTCGTCATCGACAGGAACCACAACAGCATCACGCATGTCACATTCACCGATGACTTCGCTCTTGATGTCTAGATTCCATATCAGCCGATACTCACACGCACGTTTGCCCTTCCGGACTTCTTGCTTGTGCCTGAAGCACCAGAGGACTGCTTCACTCATCGGTCACCTTCTCAAACATCTCGTCGATGTTGGCGATGATCGCTTCCACATCAGTCTGGTTCTTCGGCTCACGCCCATACCCCGATATCACCTGAGCGACGATTGCTTTCGTCTCAACGATCCGAGCATCCTGTTCGCCTTCGGTGTGTGACCATGCGGCGTCTTTGATCTTCCTCATACGCTTCTCCGCCAACGAAGGCGGCTTCTCCTCAACCTTCTCCGATGCCTGGTCGGGGAGCTGCGCGGCATCAGGATCCACATCACCAGTCGACAGTTGGAACAGTTGCACAAGAGCATATTTGAACGCCTGCTGCACAGCCTTGTTCGTCGCCTTGTCCTGATAGTCGATACCCTCGGCACCGAACCGCATCGTCAACTCGCCGCCGTCAACGTCACAGAATGTGTAATCCATCATCACATGCGCCGAGGTACCGTGTTTGCCATGAGCCGACGTGACTGTGCCGTAATCCACCGATACCATTCTCGGTGTGACGATGAGGCCGTGCTTGTTGAACAGCGGCCCCAAATGTCCGTAGACACGGTCTATGGTGAACGCGAAGAACTTCCCGCCGCCTTGCGTGTCGATCCAGTCCTTCTCGATGGTGCCGAGTTCTTCTTTGACTTTGAGCAGGCGCTCAATGACAGTTCGTGGCTGTCGTGGTAGATGCGTCATGGTTCCTCCTGTTGCTGGACACTCTCATTATAACCTCCCGATAGGACAGATAGCTACCCCAACCTCAACTGACCTGGCTCAGCTATCAGGCGGTACTCAATCTGGCGCGTGTCATGGGCATGGTTCGCGTCCTGACACTGATGCTTCGAGTCGATCACCCAATCCTTCCGGCGGAGATCCTCAACCCTGTTACGCGCCGCCGGCATGTTCACCGGCTCCTTGATAGGAATCTTGACAGGTTCCGGCTCAACCCTGATTATGCGTTTTGGCGCTCCGATGTCGCTCATGACTCTCCTTTGACTGGTACCCGTTTCATACCAGACTGGTACGTGTTCTCACCGATCATCGCACCATCCGTCCCCACGTCGTCGCTGATCTCCTGGTATTCGATACGCAACGGAACTTGCTGATCCGACAGCAGCCGCTTCAACTGTGTGAACCTCCACGTCAGGCGCACAGCGTCCATGTCCATCGCCATCCGGAGCGCTTGAAGGATCGTGCCTTCACCGGCCAACCCCGCAAGGATCGCAGGCGAGTTGTACGACCGGTCTGTCTTGTACGTCGGCACCAGTTCGTACTGTTTCCCGACAGCCACCGGAGTACCACGATCATACGGGTTCACACGCTGCGACTTGTCATGATCGACAATGGGTTCCATCTCGGTCGCGGCTACCTGTTCCCAACCACGCCGAGTCTCCGAGAGGGACACTTCGATCTCACGTGTCAAGCCGCAAGCATCCGCAATCCCGCTGTCGGACGGTGAGAGTTTGGATAGCTCGGCGGCGTGTTTCTTGATCAACCGGATCTTCCGCATGATCGCGTAGTCCTCTGTTGCTGTTGTCATCGTTACTCCTCCGTGTTGCTGCGTCGCATTCTTCCGTACGCGGTGCCGTTACGTACCGACACTTCGGCAACAAGGTGTCCGATCTGTCTTTCGATACTTGTGCCGTGCGATGCTCGGATGTGGCCTATCTCCATTTCGATCCATTCACCGTCTGCGTCTATGACAGCGTCAGCGAACTCTTGGTAATTAGCTGGGGTGGGTACGCGATCTGGGCCTTTCGATGGTTGAGGTGTTGTCATTGTTGCTGTTTTCTGTTGTCATACCGTTTCGTCCGTACACGATCCCACTCGCGGATTGTTGACTCCCTCCAAAGGATCGTGCGACCGTCCACAACTACATCCGGCTCTGGTAGGTCGCCGTTGGCTCGCATCACTTTCACTGTGCCCGGCGTCAAACCGATAAGGTTTGCGACACCGGCGATTCCGATTAGGTCATTGTTCATTGATTCTCTCTATCTTCCACGCGGCGAGACGTAAAGCCGTATCGTGTGAATGTGTCTTGGTGGTGATGCCGTGTGCTTCACCGAACGGACAGTCACATCTGGATCCGTCGGGCATGACAGCGACGGTGTATCGTCGGGTGCCGTCCACGTATCCGTAGGCGGTTTCGATTGTCCCGTCTTCAGCGACCGTGTATTGGTTGACGTGGACTTTCCCTGCGTTCACATACCCTGACGCTTTCCGCTCAATCTTGTTCATGACAACCCCGCACCCTCACACCACACGTCGATCGAGCATCCATGCCACGAAGCACAAGTGTGATCTTTCGTAGCGTGTATGTGCCGTGCGTAGTTGCCGTGTTCGCACGGTTCGACCTTCTCCCAGTGGCGCCGGTAGCCGTTGCGGTCGTGGACATGCGGCTTCGAGCAACCCGGCGTGTCGCATCTGTCAGTGATCCGGTACAGGTCACTCATCGCTGTCCTCTTCCTCATCAGTTGCTCTCGCCTCCAGGAACTTGTACGCAGCATCAACCTGCTCAAGCGTCACGTCACTCATCAGCAACTCACCCATACGCTCAACCACACGCTCATAGTCCGGTTCGTTGATCTCAGGTAGCATCTCCCACCCATCATCTGTCCACGCGTCATACGCGCCCAAGAGGGACCAGCGTGCGACAATGGTGACGGCTTCTTCAAGGTTCATGGCTGTTCTCCTTCCACCAACGCATCCTCGATGGCACCGACCAGATGAGGTGACCAACCCCTGAGTCTTCCTCGGTCCCTGTCACTGGTTGCGCCCCATGCGTCTGCGATGGCTTGCAAACGGGTATCAGGGACCAGCACACCCCAATGGAGTGCCATGTTGATCACGTCGCAGGCGAAACCACCGGCGTTCAGCGTGTCCTCATCGAGTTGGAAGAGGCCGCTCATCTGGTCACTCATCCGCTGGTTCCTTCGCATTCCTTGTCTAGGTCACGGTTCGATGTCCACCAGCCACCCAAATCGTTCACCCGCAACTCAACACTCTTGCCGCACACGGTGCAGCGCAGCACAGAGCTGTCACGGTGCATCGACGTGTAGGCGATGATGTGGCCTTTCAGTTCGTAGCGTTTCTCGAATGTGATGTCGAGGGTGAGTGAATCCAATACGGTCATGATTCGCCTCTCTCTACCTTCACCAAGTACCCTTGCTTCTTGAGAATTAGGACCTGATGCCATGCCGTTTCAGACGCAGAGAGTTCATCCGGGGAGAGTTCTGTTCCGTCGCCTGGATGCGGGTATCTCTCTGCGAGTAGGTCGCCGTCAGGCAGGGCAACGCCAACAATCGCTTTCATGTCGTCAAGGTTGATACAGTCACCCCGTTCACCTTCAAACGCTGCGCGATCGTCGTGTTCTATCAGCGCTGCTTCGTAGTCGATACGTACGGTCATGATGTTCCTTTGCATGGCTGTTTCGCTTCGTCGTTGTAGGTGCGGCATCCACACAGGTCACAACTGATGATGTCGTCGTTGGGGTGCCAGTCGTGTGACGGGTGGGCTTTGGCGATGAGTTGCCTGATAATGCGGTCGTGTCTGCGCTGCATAGCGTCTTCGGCGAGGCTCTCTTGCCAAAGGATCTCGTGGTCGTCGATGTCTTGTTCCTCATGCGCTGTCAGATCACTCATGATGTGGTCTCTGGCTCAGTGAGGGAGGTAAGCAGAGAGACAATGCTCAGCATGCGTTCCACGACCTGAATCTGCCTGATCGGTGGTAGTTTGTGCCAGTCTCTAGCTTCGTCCATTGTGACGCCTGCGTCGTTCCATTGCTCTGAGAGACCTTGCAAATAGACTGATGCAACGATGCCAGATTCCGGTACGTCATCGTCGTGTCGGTCTGATATTGATGCTTCGGCTAGGAGTGTCATCAGATGCAACAGTTCCAGACGGTGTGTGTCTGGTGCGAAGCTGCGTCTCAATGCCGATGCGTGTTTGAGTGCTTCGATGGCGGCGACGTATTCGGTGTCGGTGAGTTCAATCGACAGAATCATTGCCAGTCCTTTCCTTCGCTGTGGTGGTCGTCCCATGCTCGCAGGAACGCCCTCTGGATCTTTGCGACCCATAGTGAGTCGTCAGCTGCGAGCTGACCGAACGTGATAACGGTTTCGAGGGGGTACAGCGTCTGGTATTCCGCTGTCTGATCCTTGCGCATCCGTGCCACGTTGTCCCAAGGCGCACCCTCAATGTTGAGGAGCGCTGCCTCTACGTGTCGCATAACTGTCTCGGGTGTATCGTCGACATCTTCGAGGATGAATGTGGTGGTTATTGTGTCTGGCTGGGCTGCTTCGGCAATGAGACTGTCGAGGCATGGGTTACAGTCGCATTCTCCTTCGGGGAGTGTCGCTGCCATTGCTTGGCGTCGTTCGTCTGCGCTCATGGTGTTCCTCTGGTTGCTGGTGTCTGTGTCCATACCCTCATTATACACATAGGTTAGGTAATGTCAAGCTGCCCCCACACCTCTGCTAGAATTCCCTCTTGCCCCTGTTGCTGGGGTCAGTCGCCATAACCCGAACATCTACGGACGGCCTGTGGGTCGTACCTCGGCCGTCACTGCACTATGCAGTCGGGTGCATCTGGTAGAGGGACCGTAGACTCTCTACCGGGCGACACCGAACGGAGGTACGACCACATGGCCAAGTCAAAGACCGCAAAGAAACCGGCACCGAAATACACCGACACTCAGAGACGTAAAGCCGTGAACCTCTACATCCAACATGGCACCACCCAAGCATCGCAACAGTCTGGCATCCCGAAACGCACACTCCAACGCTGGGCGAAAGACTCAGGGATCGTGGCGCAAGCCAGAATTAAAACAGACACTGCACGGACTGAGCTGGCGCGTGTGAACGCCGAGCGCAGGGAACGCATCAAGACGAGTCTCCTCACCAAAATCGAGGACCTGCTGGGTCGTATGGATCTGCCACACATCGACTTCAAAGGGAAAGACGCGCAGCAGGTCACGTATCCGACTGCGACGTCGGGTGATGTGAAGAACTATGCGGTGTCTGTCGCTGTGTTGATTGATAAGTACAGGTTGGAGATGGGTGAGTCCACGTCGCGTGCTGAGATCACGTTTGAGCAGGCGGAATCAAGGTTGGATAAGGAGTTTGAGGAGCTGGTGAAGGAGTATGAGGCGATGGAGGCTGAACGTGTAGAGACTGAGGGCGAATGAAACTCACAGCGGTTGAACAAGCGAGAGCCCACAAGGTCGAAGCGTCCAAGAAGTCGGAGGGCGGGTATCAGTTGGTGATGCACACCGACACACTCATCGCCATCCTCAACAACACCAGCATCGGTGCCAGCAATCCCGGTGTGTTCGACCGCATCACACAAGCCGACGTACCAATCGACGTACTCACACTCCACGGCGCCTCAATCCACTTGGATGACCGTGTCCATGTTGGTGCGGTGAACCGCCGCCCATGCTGACCGACCAGCAACGCATCGCTGGGAAGCGGTTGAAGATTGCTGACGTGCGTACCAAGATTGGGGATCATTGGTGGGATACGAAAGCGTATCCGCATCAGATCCCACCCGACGGCGACTGGTTCTTCTGGCTCGCCGAAGAAGGTAGAGGCGCGGGAAAGTCTGCCGGTGCGGCACGCTACGTTGCGAAACACTTGAACGGGCCACCATGCTTCTCCTCAGAGGTGCCGCATAGGGTCGCACTTATCGCACCCACGTTGGGTGACGCTATCGAATCCGCTGTCACCGACGATGATGCGCTGGTCAGGTTGCATCCGAAGGCCAGGTTCACGGCTGGTGCCGGTGGGTCGACGGTGCTGTGGCCGAACGGATCCCAAGTGAGACTGTTCGGGACACTCAACCGTCAAGACGTCGAACGGCTACGTGCCGGCGGCAACAGGTGCTTGGTATGGGCTGAAGAGTTGGCGACGTGGCGACAGTTGGACGAAGCATGGAAACACATGATGCTCGGTCTACGCATAGGCCCGAACCCTCGTGTCATCGCGACGACGACACCGAAACCTCGACCTGAGTATGTGAAAGTGCGTTTGCAAGCCGACCACATTTCTCACGCTGAGACGGATGACAACCCGAACTTGAACCCCGAAGTTCGGCAGCGCTATCACGATTTGTATGACGGCACGTCGATCGGTGAGCAGGAGCTGAAAGGGAAACTCATCGAAGAAGCCGACGGCGCTATCTGGACGATGGCTCTGGTTACTGCGGCGCAGAAGTGGGATCTCCTGAAACCCGACAACGAAGACGCGACGATAGTTGATGGTCAGGACATCGGTCACCTTGGTCGTATCGTCGTCGCTGTTGACCCGCCCGGTGGAGCAACCGAAGCAGGGATCATCATTGCTGGTGTGCTGCGTGATTGCCCATGCCGAGGCGAGAAGCAGCCGCACTTCGCTGTCCTCGAAGATGTGTCAGGGAAACTCACACCCGAACGGTGGGGTGGCCGTGCCGTCGACAGCCACCACAAATGGTCAGGTGACCGTGTCATCGCTGAATCAAACTTCGGTGGCGACATGGTCGAATCCACCATCCGCAACATCGATGCGGATGTGCCGTACAAGTATGTGCGCGCCACGAGGGGCAAAAAGGTCAGGGCCGAACCGATACTGGCACTCTACGAACAAGGCAGGGTGCATCACGTCACCGAGCTCGCAGCGCTAGAAGGGGAGATGGTTCAGTGGGTTCCTGGTGAGTCTGAGTGGTCGCCGAACCGCTTGGATGCGTGCCTCATCGGGGAAACCCCTGTCATCACAGAATCAGGCGAGATGCCGTTGAGCGACATACGGGTAGGTGACCGTGTGTGGACTCGTGACGGTTGGCGGAATGTGGAGGCGCACAGGTTGACACGCAGGGATGCGACGACGGTGACTGTGGAGCTAAGTGACGGGCAACGTCTGGTAGGTACCCATGACCATCGGGTGTTGGCAAACGACACCTGGACACGACTGGATGCACTGGTGTGTGGTGATATACTGTCTGGATGGAATCAGTCACCTACCGCGGAGTCGTTTACAAACGAAACCCCGACGCCACAAACAGGGCGAACCGTGTCTACTACGCTGCGCCACGCGGGTCAGGCTACGAGTCGCTCCACCGCGAAACGTACAAAGACCATCACGGACCGATCCCAGACGGACACCATGTCCATCACATCGACGGGAATCCCGACAACAACGAGCCGACGAACCTCGAAGCGCTCACACCCAGCGACCACGCCACCGTCCATCCCGGCACTCATAACACATCACCTAAGCATCTGGCGCATCTCGAATCCATTCGACCGCTCACCGTTGCTTGGCACCGATCAGACGAAGGCCGAGCATGGCACCGTCAGCACGCCCGCAACATTCAGGACCAAGCTGTTTCGTTCCTTGTCGTTTGTGAGGAATGCGGCATCGAGGCGGAGGCGTGGCACAAAGACAAACGCTACTGCTCACGACGTTGCTCGCGTCGGGTTGCTGACCGTCAACACCGATACCAGCGGCAAATCCCATGCCCGATCTGTGGCCGGTCGTTCTGGCAATCCAAATATGGGATCAAACCCGCAACGTGTTCCCATCTCTGTGGTGGCGAGCTACGCAAGCGCCGCGCAGGACGTGTATGACATCCAAGTCGCTGATGTCCACGAGTTCGTAGCGTCTGGTGTCGTCGTCCACAACTGTGTGTGGGCTATCACGGAACTGTCGAAGAGGAAGGAATTCACATGGGGATGAGCTGGTCCGAGCCGATACGGAGAGCACTAGACATCGTACCGATCGTCCCGGATTGTGAATGGTTCCTCCGTGATCCCGTTTTCGCTGGTCTGCACTCTTTCAGAAACGCACCGGATGGGCGCCAGTATGGGGACACTGCACACACCCTGTATCCGTGGCACATCAACGGTCCAGCGCAACGTCGACGAACCACCATCGTGCTGCCAAGACACCCAACGGGGAACCGATATGTGGGCGGGCGACAATACGACATTCATACGGCCATTCATGAACTTGGCCATGTCGTAGATGAGATGACAGGCTTTGAACGCGAATGTGTACCTATCGGTGAATACGCCTCACGCCACCGACAAGAAGCATTCGCTGAGGCATTCACCGCGTGGCTGATATCCGATTACATCGACCGATGGGGATATACTGATCTTGACGAGGACGACTTCGCATGGTTCGAAGCCAACGTGAGGTAGCACAACAACCAGACCGGTGGCTGTTACCGTACACACCACTCGTTACCTGATTGGAGTAGACGTTGAACCCCGTCAAAGAATTCATGACCGGAGTGGCGTTGAAAGCAGCAGGCGTGAACGACCTCCCGTTCCCCACCCAACCCGAAGGCCTGTTCCGGTTCCACCCGAATCAGAAAGTGTTGAACTATCGGAAGGTCGGTGACGGACTTTCGAACAGTGCGGTGTCGGCGGTCGTCAGATCAATGGGTCGGGCGTACGGTGAACCCACGATGCGTGAGTATGAACGCATCGACGGGCAGGACCACATCGTTGAAGATTCTGAAGTAGCGGCGTTGCTTGCGAATCCGAATCCGCATATGGAACCCGAAATGATCGGGCTGTACGCTGTTGCGGCGATCTCGACTACTGGTGCCGGATATTTGCACAAGGTCCGCAACGTGATGGGTGACATCATCCAACTGTGGCCTCTGTATCCGGAGTTCATCCATCCCGTGACGCCACAAGACGGCACGGAGTTCCTGACGGACTGGAAGTACACGCCACCCGGCGGACGGGAGTTCCCGATACCCGCGGAGGACATCATCCAACTGCGGTGGGAGATGAACCGTCACGACTTCCGGCTGGGTCACGCACCGCTCCAAGACGTCCTGTTGGAAGTGTTGCAGGATCATGAAGCTGCCGAGTTCTCCACCGCGCTGCTAACGAACCTTGGTGTGCCGGGTGTCGTCATATCGCCGAAGGACCCGGACGACCGTATCTCGGATCCGAAGCAGGTGGCTACAGATTTCCAAGCCAAGTTCACTGGCACGAAACGTGGCGAACCGTTTGTGGGTGGCGGAGCGTTGAACGTTGAGATGGTGTCGTTCTCACCGAAAGACATGGACCTGACTGCGCTACGTCGGGTGCCGGAGGAACGCATCTCAGCCGTGTTGGGTTGGCCTGCGATCCTCGCGGGACTAGGGGCAGGTTTGACGGCTACGTCGGGTCGCGGCGAATCATCGACGTTGCGTGAGGACGCTATCGAATCGACACTGATCCCGTTGTGGAAGTTGGCGGGTCGGCAACTCACCCGACAGCTACTACACGATGAACAGTCGTTCGGTCCACCAAAACTCAATCACAGCCTCCAAATGGATCTCACCGAAGTAAGGGCATTGAAGAAAGACGAGAAGGACGAGGTCGACAAGATCGATACCGCGGTGCAGGGCGGCTGGGCGACCGTTGGCGAAGCGAGGACACTGATCGGGTTGCCTGCTGAGGACACTCATGATGTGTTCCTGCGCAACATCTCGACGTTCCCTGTACGCAGCGATGAGGACCCGACTGCTATGACTGATGGCGAACCTACAGGCTAGACGCCAAGTCAGGGCGAGACTCGACAGGGCTGTCGCCACGGCGTTTGAGCAACCGATTAGGCGTGTGTTGAAAGCGGAACGCACCGCGATTCTGCGGGCCACCGCAACCTCAGACACGCCGGCGGCTTGGATCCGTGCCGCTACGGGTGCGGTGAAAGACTCCGTGTGGGTCTCAACGTATGTGACGTTGTGGCTATCGAAACCCATCCAAGACCTGTGGGACACCCAGCAAGCATCACTCGGGACACCCGACATCAAACTCTCACTGGCGGTGCGTGCCCGCCTCACCGCAACCGCAACCGAACACGGACGTGAAGCAGCAGCGAATCAGCGCAGCATTCTGGTGACGTTGGGTACACCCAAAGACCGCAAATTCAGGTCCACTATGCGACGACAACTCACCGCCCTCTACACCACACAAGTCGTCGACCGTGCCACACACCTAGCATTCGTTGAAGCACTCCAAGCAACCGAAACCGTTCGCTACGAAGCATCCCGCCTCTCGTCGGAGACAGCGCTGTATCGGATGCGGAAAGTGTGGTTCACACAAGGCGACCACCTCGTACGGCCGACACATCAGAAAGCGAACGGCACATCAAGATTCGTGAACCACCAAGGGTGGGGTGGACGGCCCGGCAAGTTCTTGATCGGTGGGGCCCTGTTGAAACATCCACGTGACCCGGCGGGGCCACCAAAAGAGGTTCGGGGTTGCCGTTGTTTCGTCGAGTACCGGAGAGTTAGGCAGCAGCGTCAGCCGAGGTAGGGTATACTCAGAGCAGCGACCCACAAGGAGAACAACCATGAGTGATCCGTATGCGACGTGGGACGGTGCGCCTGCTACCGATATGTCAGATGGGTTCCCCGATGTGCTGATGGTGCCTTTGGTTCAGGATCTGAGAGCAGCCGGGTTCGTGACATTTCAGTCATGTCAGGGTCACCTCTTACCAGAGTACGGTCATGTCAGCAGGGACGGAGGGTTATGGATCCGTGAGGCACCACCGTATCCGTATTCGATGCAGCCGTTCACTCGCATTCAGCATGTGATGCATGGGCCTGAGGGGCCTCTGATCGAATTCTGGTGGCATCCAAGCGATCAGCATGACGCGATTTTGGAGTTGAGGAGAGGCTATGTGGTTGATGTCTGAAACGTTATGACTCTTTCCTCCTGAGGGCGTGGCGTTCTCCTATGCCGTGACATGACGAAACAGACGGCTATGCTTCACAGAACCACTTGGAGGTTCCTGTGGACACACAGACAGCCGTACTGGCGATCAAAGAGTTCGTCCCAACCGAATTCAAATTCGACGACAAAGCAGGCACAGTCACCGCCGTGTTTGCGCGCTTCAATGTGAAGGACGCTGATCGTGACGTGACACTCCCCGGCTACTTCGGGTCGCAGGATGTCGCGATCGCTGATGCGCACGACCGCACGAAGATCGGTGGTAAGGGCACGATCGTTGAAGAAGGCGACACCGCTGTCTTCAAAGGCAAGTACTTCCTTGAGACGATCAAAGGCAGGGAACAGTTTCTCACTGCCAAGGCCATGGGCGACCTACAGGAATGGTCCTACGGGTATCGCATCCTCGAAGGCGGCGCCCGGCTCGGCCAGTTCAAGGGTGACGACGTGCGTTTCCTGCAACCCAAAGACGACGGCACTCCGGGTGTCGATGTGCATGAGGTCTCCACCGTGCTTCGCGGCTCGGGTGTAGGGACGGGCACTACCTCTATCAAATCTGACGGCCTCCGATTCGTGGATCAGGCCGAACAGGTAGCGAAAGCAGCCGAGATGCTGTTCACTCGCGCCGAAGAAATAAAGCAGATGCGTGCAGAGAAAGGTTCCATGTTGGGTGACGAAGCCTTGGCTCGTCTCGTCGACGTGAAAACCCGACTTGAGAACGTCGCAGCGATGCTCACAGACCTGACGTACGAACCGCCAGTCTTTGATCCTGCGCTGCTGTTCATGTCAGCTCGCCGCACTCTTGCTACATCCATCGAAATCACCGGAGGGTAACAATGGCAGCGAAGACGCTGAAGAAAATGGTTGAGGAGATCAAGGTCAAGTCTGAGGAGATGGCGCAAGTCTTCACTGAGGCTGGTCCTGATCTCGATTTCGACAAGGTCACCACTTTGAAGGGTGACGACATCAAGTCGAATGAGGACAAGGTCAAGTGGGTGCAGGAACGCGAAGCCGAACTGGCTGAGTTGAACACGGAGATGGCTGAACGCATCAAGTTGGAGAAGACACGGGACCACAGTTCGCAGTTGATGTCTGTCCTGGATCTGTTGGATCAGCCGACGAACATGATCGCCGCCGCTGTCGAGGCAGCGAAGGGCAACAACTCGGCGTCGAAGGGGTTCATGGAGTCGTTCAAGGACGCATACAAACCGGAGATGTACGACACCGAGTTTGAGCTCGACATCGACGTCAAGACGCTGTTCCAGACGACAGCCGGTTGGGCACCCGAGACGACCCGCACGGGCCGTGTCGTGGACGCAGTCACGAAGCCGATCCAGATCACGCAAGTGATTCCGACTTCACCGACGAACCAGTCGGCGATCGTGTACATGGAGGAAACGACCTATTCACCGGCTGCTGCCGAAGTGGCTGAGGCTGGGACGTTCCCCGAGGCAGAGTTCGCACTCACTGAACGGACAGCGAACGTTCGGAAGATCGCACACTTCGTGCCTGCGTCAGATGAGCAGTTGGAGGACGAACCGTCAGCTGGCGGCTATCTGGATCGTCGGATGAGGTTCGGTATTGAGCAGCGGCTCGATAACCAGATCTTGCAAGGCGACGGGACTCCCCCGAACCTTGAAGGGATCTTGAACAAGTCCGGTATCCAAACGTACGCCTTGGCGGGTGAACCCGCTTTGGACGCGATCCATAAGGGCATCACTTTGGTGAATGTCACTGGTCGTTCCGTGTCGTCAGCGATCATGATTCATTCCAACGACTGGCAGTCGATCAGGCTGCTCAGGACAGCGGACGGGATCTACATCCTTGGCCCACCCACCGAAGTAGGGCCGCTCACGTTGTGGGGTCTCCCTGTCGTGGTCAACGAGGTGCTGACAGAGAACACGGCGCTGGTTGGCGACTTCGCGAACTTCATTGAGTTGCGCATCAAGCGTGGCGTCACAGTGAAGGTCTCGGACTCGCACTCTGATTACTTCATCAAGGGTAAGCAGGCGATCCGTGCCGACATGCGTGCAGCGTTGCCGATCTACAGGGCGGTAGCGTTCTGTACCGTCACAGGAATATAGGAGGCTGATATGGGTGTAATCGCAGGTGGGCAGGTCATTGGATCAGCCCCGCATTACCGATTCGCTGACGCTGGGGGTGACAGTCCGAAAGGTCTGATCGTTGAGCAGGAAGTCCTATCCGGTACGCAAGCGTTCCGGCAAGGAGCACTCTCCTTGGAGATCGAACGCGGATCAGGGGAAGCCGACTCGTCATGGGACGGCAACCCGGACACCGGATTCAAGCTGAGGGCAACCAACCGGGCGACCGGCAACTCAGTAGGCGAAGGCGGTATCCGTGGCCTCGATGTTCTGGCCCGTAACCGTGGAACGAATATCAACTATTGCCATGGAGGGAACGTAAGCGTCCGTAACGATTCGGGTGGGACAGCAGCGTCGATGGCGGCTATGACGCTCACAGCCGAAAACTACGGCAACGTGGCAGACTCGATCGTCGGATTGGATATCGTCCTATTGGACGAGAACGACGGTGGTGTGCATACGAAACATGGGATTCTGGTTCGTAACACGGACCAGTCTGCTCAGTCCGCAGCCGACTCGGCGCTGAAAGTGTCGCACACGTCAACAAACGGGTTCGATGCCATGCTGGAAGCAGCAACAGCGATCGGTGACGGTGTCGTAGCGTCGGTGGCGACACCGGGCGGAAACACGACTCATGCCCTGTTGGTCAAGATCGCAGGGACCGTGGCATACATACCTGTGTATGCGGCTGTCGGGTTCTGATGGATCTGGTGGAGCGACAGGCCGCCCTACAGGCGTCTCTCGGTAACGCCGTGCTGAATGTGCGGCAGGCCGAACGCGACTTGGTTGACGCGCAAGCAGACGAGGAGCGGGTGCGTGGCGCTCTGATGCTGCTGGGCGAGTTGATGATGGAAGATGCCGTTCCGATACAAGACATAGGGGGTTCCCCCGAGGGAGCCCCCTCGACAGGAGGACAAGATGATTGACATCATTGCGGCACAAGATCTGTTCATGAATGCCGATCAGGATGCGTGTGTCACCGCCAAGTCGGGTGAAGCAAGATTCCTACTCGCACGGAAGGGCCGTGAAGTGCCACGCACACACACCCAGTTCGTGACTCAGAAGGGCAATCCGAAAAGCAGCAAGAAGGCGGAGACGAAAGAGGTCGCCGCTGTAGAGGATAAGGGGAGCGGCTGATGCCCTATGCACGACTCGTCTCCGCTGCCGCTGAGACTGATACTGAGCTTGTCGCTGCACCCGGTGCAGGGTGGGCGATCCAGATCCTTGCCATCTTCATCATGAGCGTCGGCACCAATACGGTGTCACTGTATGAAGACGACGGTGCCACACTGTTGCATCGTCAGTACAACATCTCAAATCAGCGTTACACCGTTCTGCCGTCAGGGTCGCAGCCGTGGGACGAGTTGACTGAGGACAAGAACCTCACCATCACATCTACGCATCCTGTGAACATGTTCGTCAAGGTCGTGTACCGCACAGTCAACGTCTAAGGAGAACAAATGCCGAAACATGAACACGAATACGGGGACACAGTACCGAACAATGACGACGACACCGAATACGAGACCTGTACCCAATGCGGATCGAAGGTAGCGGTGAAGGTGCCTGTCGAATCGAGGTGCCGCATCTGTGGGAAGAAGGAGACAACGTGACGAACATCCCCCCCGAGAAGATGGGTATCAAAGACACAGTCACCGCGGCAGTGGAAAAGCGGCGTGTCGTGGAGTCGACGATAAAGATACGTGACAACGTGGAAGCTATTCTGCGTGGCCCCGACGGTGAGATCAAGCAGGTCGTCAGCGGCCGCAACCTTGTCACCGACCATGGCGACGAATGGTTGGCGTCACGCGCCTACGACGATGCGGCCCTCATCGTTACCGGTATGCGTCTCGGTACAGGAGCAACGGCGGCGGCGAAGAACGGTGCCGGTGCAGCGATCGTCACCTACATCTCCGGGTCGCAGGAAGCCCTTGACGCCACCGCGACAGACGCAACGAAAGGTGCAGGTGCCGGTTGGCGCACCACGTTTCTTTCCACTTGGATTGCGGGTGATGTTACGAACGGAGCGATCGCTGAGACTGTGTTGACGGATGAGACTGCGCTGACCGATGTCGCAGGCGCGGTCGGTAACACTGTCGCGAGGTTCGTGTTCGCTGCCACGATCGACAAGCAGGCCGGTGACTCCCTTGAGGTCACATGGCAGGTCGACATCCTCGGCGCATAGATAGAGGCTGCTAATGCCGTGGACGATACCGGATCACGAGAAATCGGCCATTGATGCCCTCAATCTTGGGGTTATCTCTGGTGACCTCTCTGTGTTGGCGGATATGCCTGAGCCGTTCCAGTCGAATCAGCATCAGGCACGGGTGTCGGCTCTGTCGGTGCTGTACGAGTTGGGTGGCCCTGACGCAACGATTCAGGTTCCGTGGTCGAAGACGATGTATGACTGGTCAGAGCCACCTGTTGATCCGCCGTCTGGCTTGTTCATCCCGAAACTCAACGGCCCGGTCCTGTCACACGATGGGAACCCGACTGTGCAGAACGGCAACGTGACACTCGACTCGGGTGTTCACACGTTCGCCAACTATCTGGTGCGTGGCGAGATCAATATCAAAGGCACCGCGACGCTCCACCTGACCGATTCGGAAGTGGACGGTCAGGGTGGCGCTGTGTGTATCCGCACGTCGGGTGGCGGGAAGGTATTTCTTGAACGCTGCGAGGTGTGGAACGCTGAAGACGGGTTGAAGAACAATGTCGATTCGATCCAGACAACGGTTCACAAGCTGTTCCGTTCGCCTGGCGCACACATGGACTGTCACCAGCTGGAAGGCACAGCCGATGTGTCTCACAGCTTCTCGTACTTCGATGCGAAGAACGGCACCGACTTGGGGAACGCAGCATTCCAGATGAACAGCGTCTTTGCACCGGGATCGGCGCAGCGCATGATTGCTGAGGATTGTTTCATCAACGGCGGGAACTACACGGTGCGTGTCGATGACGGCGCTGCTGGTGGCTTTGCCCATGCCGAGTTTCATCGCACCTTGTGGGGTGGTGACGCCCGCTACGGTGTGAAGGCTGGCCCTGTAGCGGTGTGGGACGTGACGACCGTCGGGGGGTAGGCCATGGCGGAGATCAACAACTTCTACCTTGAGACGAACGTAGCGTTCACGTCGACCTCAACGACAGGTGAGGTTCCAACCAACGGCACCATCTCGGGTGGATCGCTGGCTGCGAACACAAAGTATCTCCTGATTGCCCGTGCCCTCATCGGCATGGATGGTGTGACGAATCATGCCGTCATCCAGGTCCAGTCCGCTGACGACGCCATTCTCGCATCGAAATCTCAGACGCGTTACGAGATGCAGCAGACGGCACCGAACGGCCTGAAGTCGTGGTTCTTTGCCCACTCGTTCTCCACTGATGGGACACCTGGGGATGTCGAGTTTGGGGTAGCTGTCGTGGGTGGCGGCACGATCACCATCGATCAATACACAATGCAGCTCATCGACCTCGACGACCTCGGGGCGGGCAACTATGTAGAGGACATCAACGCTTTGACTGGCACCGAATTGTCCACCTCAGCGTGGGGAACCGAGCTTGCTTCTATTGCGGGGTCGTCGCTTGGTGTCACCGAGGAGTGGCTGGTTGTGGGCTGCGCCAGAATCGGCATCGGGTCCGTCACTAGGGCATTCATTGCGCGCCTCCACGGTGCTGACGACTCAGCCACAGCCTCCGACCTGAACTTGATACAGGAGGCAGGCGAAGACACCGCTGAAGGCCGCATGGTCGGATTTGTTGGCCGCCACAAAGCTGTCACCTCGAACGTTGACCTGGCCATCGATGCCTACGAGGAAGCAGCGGACGCCAACCATACTGACGACGGGTCGTATCTGATCGCGATCAAAGGTTCGGCGTTTGCAGACTTCGAGCACGACTACACCGCAGCCGCCGTGTCGGTCGGTGCCGAAACCACAGTTGCAACAGTCGGCCCATACACGCCGTCAACGTCAGGCAACCACCTGATCCTGGGCCGCGACAACAGGTTCGTAGGCGCGGGCCTCGCAAAGCTGCACCTTGAAGACACGACCACTGAAACTAGGACGGGTGATTCGACACCGACACATAACCAGAACTGGGACACGGCACGGGACAAGGAAGCTGCACACACGATGCAGCGCATCTCAATCTCTGGTGCCAAGACATACAATCTGCGTGCCACGGATTCCACGACACGGAACCATGAGCATCGTTGGCTGCTGGTTCTGAACTTCAACTTGGCTGGTGGCGCGGTAGTAGAAGGGACTGTGACTGACGCGGTTGGTGTCACCGACCAAGTAGCCAGCGCGAAGACGGCACCTGCCACTGTCACTGACCAGATCGGGATCACGGATCAAGTGGCGGTAGCGAAATCTGTGCCCGTCACTGTCACCGACCCGGTGGGTGTCACGGATGGTGTAGCAACAGCAAAAGCAATCAAGGTCACGATTACTGATTCTGTTGGCGTGACAGATAACACAGCGAATGTAAAGACGATCCCGGTAACGGTCACCGATGCGGTCACCGTTACCGATCAGACGATCCGTGTTGTGGATGTAAGCAGAACCGTTATTGATCCTGTTGGTGTCACCGATGATATTGCTGCTGTCAAAACCATTCCCGTTATTATCACTGAAACGGTAGGGGTCACAGATCAGGTAACCGGAGCGAAAGCGTCGGCTGTCACCGTCACCGATGCTATTGGTGTCACCGACGCGACAAGCCGGGTGGCTGACGCGAAACGCACGGTCACTGATCCTGTGGAAGTCACGGATGCAGTAGCAGTAGCGAAGACGATTCCTGTCTCGATCACGGACCCGGTCGGGGTGACGGATCAGACAAGCAGAGTTCATGACGCGAAGCGGACAGTCACCGACGATGCTGGAGTCACGGACGACACGGCACCTGTCAAGTCGATTCCTGTCGTCGCCACTGACGCGGTTGGTGTCACGGATCAGGTTGGTGTGGCGAAGGCATCGGTTGTCACGGTCACTGATCCCGTTGGTGTCACAGACGACACTGCTCGTGAACTTGTCGCGAAACGTACCGTCACCGACCCGATAGGGATCGTAGACGACGTAGATGATGTGAAAAGTGGGGGCCTGACAGTCACCGTCACCGACGCTGTCGGTGTCACCGATGCTGTAGCTCGTAGCGTCAACGCGGAACGTGTAGCAACTGACGCGATCGGTGTCACAGATCAGATTGTTGCAGGTAAAGACATCGCAGCGTCGGTCACTGATTCTGTAGGCGTGTCGGACTCTGTATCGGGAAACAAAACGATCAGTCGCACCGTCACAGACCCTGTAGGTGTCACCGATAGTGTCACACGCGTCGCCTCCTACGTCCGTGTCATAGCAGATACGGTGGGTCTCACTGACGGCACACAACGCGCAATAGGGTACGTCCGCACCGTCACAGACCCGATCGGTGTTACGGATACGGTGACCCAAACAATATCGGCAGAAGGATTCTGGCAAGTTGACCCCGTACTGTCCGTCCCGGACTCTCCAGCCTCAGCCGCCGATCCTGTCGCTTCCGTAGCGAATCCGTCGGCATCCGTAGGCGCACCCGTCGCGCATACTAGGCTAGGGCCAGACAGCTAAAGAGGGAAAACGATGGCGCTCATCACACAACAAAACCTTGAACGTGCCCTCCAAATAGATGTCACCGCGGAACCCGACCCCACCGTTACGGAGTACATTGCGCAGGCGCAGGCTGTCGCGGAGGGGTGGTGTAAACAGCCCCTCGAACACGCTTCTGTCACTGAGATATTTGAGGTCGATCAGTGGGAGTCGTGGTATGTCACCGACCGTTTCCCTGTCACCGCCGTCACGTCTATCACAGAGGACGACACGCTACTCACCGTCACCGACGAATACCTGATCTATGAGGACGGGAGGCTGCGCAGAGTCAACGGGGCTCTCGACACGTCGTGGTCGATGTTCCCCAATGCTGTGACTGTCGTGTACACCGCCGGGTATGGAACGGGGGCACCGTCACCGTTCGACACGCCACCCAACGATCTGGTGCGTGGCATTACCCAAATCTGTGTAGACATGTGGCGCTACGGCGCACAGTACGCGGCGCAGGGCGCAGTCCCAGTCTCGCAGGTGCAGTTAGAGGGTTCTGATTCGTTGCAGTTCAAAGTCGCGGAACATCCGATCCAGCCCGGTGAACTCTCAGATGCTGTGAAGACACTCTTGAGTCCTTACGTGAGGCGGCGGATGTGAACACGCTTCTCATAATCCTTGTCATGGTCACGGTGTTCAACACAGTGAGGTGGCTGGGAGCTATTTGGATCAGTGGTGCTGAGGCTCATGACGACACCCAGTGACTACATTGCGACGTTACGGGCACAGTGGGCGGCAAGGTTCATCGACACTGTTACGTTCGTACGCGCCACAGGGCGAGGCACGTTGAACGCATCGACACTGCTGTACACAGGTGACACCGAGACTGAGATCTATTCCGGGGTCGCGCTGATACGGCCAGTGAAAACCACGGACGACGAAGACTTCGGTCAGCAAGAAACTACGCTCGTAGAACTCGACGTGTTCATGCCGTACGATGCCGGCGATTTCCAACCCGAAGATCTCGGTACTATCGACACTGCCACCCATGACACAGATCTGGTGGGGAAGACGATGCGTGTCATCGAGATCGAATACGACAGCTATTTGACGAGGACAAGGGTACGATGCCGTCTCGACATTGGAGCAGGTTTTGTCGATACAAGTTGAAGTCAATGACCGAGCGATCCTGAAACTCCTCATCGACATTGACCGTGCGGGGTCAGGTGTGAAGGACCGGGTCGCTGACGTGTACAAAGCCACAGGTCCGATGTTCGTGCGTTCGGCGAAACGGTTCGCACCCGAAGACACGGGGGCGTTGCGCAGATCCATCGGGTTCACGGTGAACCGCAAAATCCCAAGGCTGAGGTTCGGGTCGATCAAGAAATCTATCAACCCGAAATCTGGCCGTCCGGCATCCACGTATGCTGGGTTTGTTCACGACGGCACCACCACAATGGGGCCGCGGCCGTTCGTCCGCCAATCATTCAAACAGCACACCACCGCTCAAGGCGCGTTCATGCGTGGCATGCGGAAAGCCGGAATAGCGGATCTCGGCAAGAGCACAGGCGGGGGTCGAGTGTGAGGTTGCTTACCGACGCTGTGTTGACACGACTGAAAACCAACTCCGGGGCGTTCAAGATCGGTGACAGCCATGCACCCGCAGACGACACCAGACCGTATGCGGTGTTGTATCCGTTGGATGAGGCGGAACGTGAAGGCGACATGCGCACATTGGATGTGACAGGCTGGTTCGAGTTTCAGATCACGTCGGTCGGTGACACCCGCGCGCAGGCGGAAGGGCTAGCCGATCTGCTACGCACCCTCATCTTGGCATCCGACTTGACACCCTCGGGGTTCAGGATGCACCCGTGGCGCAAAGTCGTCACGAACCTCCCTGAGCGCGACGACGACGTGCAACCGCCGTTGTATTATTGCACGCAGACGGTGGAAGGGTTCACGGCCCCGACAAGCTAACCTGTGTGGATGCTTGCGATACGAACCCGAGAATGCGCTGTGTGCGATGAAAAGCCTGTGACGGTGAACGTGACCCAGTTGGCATTGCTGATTCATGGAGGATATGGCTCCAACAGCCAAGTCACATTAGATGTGTGCCGGTGCGGTCCGCGGGTGGTAGCAGTGGAGGCAACGAACCCGCGAAGTGTCCCATTGGTGGAGTAGGATGGGTGTGCGGGGGTATCCGCGGCAGCGGACACGAAATCGCCTGCGATGATGTGGCAGGATACGCCCCGTGGCGAAGGTATAGCTGAGAGGCAAAAGTAGCGGGCGTTTGCCCCGTAGACGTAGGTTCGACTCCTACTGCCTTCACGAAACTACCCACCGAGGAGGAACAATGACCACAGCAACCTACCGAATCGACCGTGAAGCCCACGCCGCGCTGGTGCGTGATGTTAAGAGAAACGTTCCAGACGGAGTAGTACCGAAGCTCATTGGTTACGGCGTGTTGGTTCCCGATGGTCGTTTGCAGGCCATCGCAGACGCATGGCAAGCGTTCATCGAAGCGCCGCCACTGAAGAAGGGAACAAAGCGCCTTGAGGTTGACGACCTGTTGTATGCCCTCACTGAGGAGGAACAGTGACGAAGAAGCAGCGTCAGGAGCATCGCAGTCTTGACTACAGGTGGCTGAACCGTGGCAGTTGGCGTACCACCTCTGTGTGGGGCCGCGGCAAACGTAGGTGGTGGATGTGGCTTGTGTGGTGGCGCAAACCGAAGATGGTTGCCGTTGGGTCGCACAAGGCGGGGTTTGATTCTGCACGCCGCACCGCGCACCCCGTGAAGAAGGCACGTCGTAGGATGGTGCAACAGTCTCGCAGGTTGAACAGGTAGACTCGCAACGGAAGCTTAGAGATCCGTTGTTCATCGTAGCACGAGAGAGAGGCGAAGATGGCGTACACAGAATTGGCAGTTCAATCACCGACGATCGCTGGCGTAATCCCAGCCGACGTAGCAGCGACATTGACGGATGGGAACAGGTTCATCAACACAGGCCGCGAATTCATACTATTGAAGAACGGTGGCGGCGTGAACCCGTGCATAGTGACGATCCCGACACCACAGACCGTGAAGAATCTCACGATTCAGGACCCGACCGTGTCGGTGGCGATCGGTGTCGAGAAGATCATCGGGCCGTTCCCACCCGAACTCTACAACAACCCCGCAGGCGGCACCGACCCCAACGAAGTCTATGTCGAGTATGACCAGGTGACTTCCTGCACCGTGTCTGTCTTCCGTGTCTAACGGATCGGTTCGCGGCCTGTCGACCTTGCCCATCTGATTAGCGTCGTTTCCCACCACACAGGACCGGCGTGAAGGTCAGCGTCCGGTTCCGGTAACACACCCCTTGTGCGCCACTTGTCGACTGTGTCGCGTCGCACACCGAACATGTCGGCGACCTCTGAGATGCCGAGCAGCCTCCCCCTGTTCGCCGGTGCGGATCTGTGTGCGGGAATCATTGGTGTCATGCTAATCGGGACACCAATCACATAGAACCTATCCATGGTCTTCTATCGTTCCTGTGAAGGTCGCGAATTGGAGGAACAGCTATGGCGTTCATTGTCATGGAGCACAAAGAAACAGGTGGTGTCTGTCCGGTTGATGAGGCCGCATTCCGTGACGTGTGGTCGCACAACGGCTGGACGAAAGTCACGAAAGCGTCACAGAAAACGAGGCAGGCGTTGGTGCAGGCTGAAGCACAGGCGGTCGCTGACGGCGAAGCCGAAGCATTCAAGGAAGCCGAAGCCGACGCGCAGAAGGCGTTGAAGAAAGCGAAAGCCGACGCGAAAGCCAAAGCAGCGAAGAAGGATGGTAGCAAATGACCAGATACGTATTTGAAGGCACCGGCGAGGTTCATCTCGTTCCGACTATCGCTGTGGCTGGGGCACCAACGGCAGCGGAACTGAACGCAGGTACCGATTTGACGGGGCAGATGGTTGGCGACCTTGTGTTGCCGTTCGATGGGTCTTCGGCTGACTCGGCTGACATGTCATCGAAGTTCAACAAGACCGCACCGGGTGACTTCGGTGGCGCACCAGGCACGTTCACGATCCACAAGGAACAGCTCCTTGCTGCCGACACGGTGTTCACAGCGTTGGCACGCGACACCGTCGGATATCTTGCCGTGTCGCAGCGTGCGCTCGCCACAGGCGGGACGTGGGCGGTTGCCGACGAGGCCGACATTTGGCCGATCATCATCATGTCGCGGGAAGTGATCTACGGGCGGAACAATACGCAGCGTGCCGTGATTACGGTAGCGATCACAGATGTCCCGACTGAGGGCTTCGTTGTAGCTGCCTGATGGATTACAAGGACATCGCGAAACGGAAACAGCCGAGGCAGCGTAGCGTCGAGATCCTTCTCGATGAGGATCTGATGACACGCCGTGACGACCTGTTCACACAGATCCGTCGACACGAAAGGTCGGAGAGCTTGGATGGCGGGGACATGGCGTCGCCGCTACCCGGCTTGCGTCAGCAACTCTTGGACCTATCGGATGAGATGGTTGAGGCGACGGTGACGTTCACGTTCAAGTCGTTCCCCCGCAAAGCTTGGAACGATGCTGTCACACGGTTCGAAGACGGTGACGGGAATTTGGGTGAAGACTTCGAGGTGTTCATCATCGCGAAGTCGTCGGTTGATCCGAAACTGACAGCGAAACAGGTGCGGTCGATGTTCACGAGTAAGGACTGGTCCGCCGCGGAGATAGATCAACTCTTCGACGCAGCCTATCGGGTGAACCGTGAGGTGAGGAACACGCTTTTTACGCAAGCTGGTATCAGCGAGATCCTGAATTCCGGCTTGAGCTCGACTACTGCGCAGAGCGAGGAATAGCACACTCGGTTTTCCTCTCGTGGTCTGATGAGGATCAGGGGAAAGCGTTGGCGTGGGTGTTGCAGCAGAGAGGCAGGTGTAGCGCCTGTGGTACGTTTGATTGGCAATGGCCCGATGAGGGCAAAGACTCTGCACTTGTGGTGGACACTGCGCTGTGCTACGGCTGCGAAAAGTTGGAACGCCAAATTGAACGGCAAAACGATTTGCCGCATCAGCATGGTATCAAATACGGGTTCTTCCCCAGGGAGGCTTAGATGACTTCCCGTGCCGTGTTCATTGATCTGAAAGCTAGGACGGCGCAGTATCAGCGCGCCATGAAGAAGGCCGAGAACGCCACCACCGGTGTCCAAAAATCGCTCGGGAGTATGTTTACGGGCGCAGCGAAGTTGGGGGTGGTGGGTGCCGCTGTCGGTGTAGCAGCGATCGGTGCCGCCGCGATCAAAGTCGGTATCGACGCGGCGAGGGCGTTCGGCGAGTTTGAAACGACGATGTCGCGCATCACAGGTTTGGTAGGTGTATCGAAGGAGGCAGTCGCCGGATTCTCTGACGCTATCGGCGGTATCAGCCAAGCAACGGCTAGGGGGCCGCAGGAGCTCGCTAAGGCACTGTTCTTCATCACCTCGGCGGGGTTGGAGGGTCAGGATGCGTTGGATGCGTTGGAATCCTCCGCGAGGGCCGCCACCGCAGGGTTGGGTGACACCGCGACGATTGCCGATGTTGTGACTTCCGCAGTGAACGCTTACGGTCCTGCGATGGGTGGAGCCGCAGCCGCAACGGATGTGCTTGTCGCGACGGTGCGTGAAGGAAAAGCTGAGGCTGCATCTTTGTCGGCTGCGATGGGGAGGGTCATTCCGATTGCGTCACAGATGGGCATCAGCTTCGATCAGGTCGGTGCCGCTATTGCTGCTATGACTCGTGTCGGGTTGGATGCCAATGAAGCGTCGACAGGTTTGCGGGCCATCATGAACAGCCTGTTGAAACCCACCACCGACGCCGCGAAAGCGTTGAACGAAGTCGGCCTGTCCGCAGCGGGGTTGCGTGAGGAGATCCGTGAGAAAGGGCTGTTCACGGCGTTGGAATCAATCACCACCGCATTCGAGGGCCAAGACGACGCGACAGTCAGGGTGTTCGGGAACGTTCGTGCGTTGACTGGTGTCCTGTCGCTGATGGGTTCGAACGCCGGTGCGACGAAAGAGATCTTCGAGGAGCTCGCTACATCGACGGGGGCGTTGGACACGGCGTTTGAGGCTGCCGCAGACACGGGTGCGTTCGCGTTCGAACAAGCGAAGGTACGGATAGAGAACGCGATGCTTGCGGTGGGGGAGGAGATCCTTCCGAAACTTGCTGACGCCATGGACGACATTGCGCCACTCCTACCCAGCCTTGTCGCGGCGTTCGGTGACCTTGCGTTGATACTCACCGATTTGGGTGCTTCGGCGATACCTCCCGTCGTCGACTTCTTCGATTCGCTGCCGCAGCACGTACGTGGTGTCCAGAAGATCGTTTCGGAATGGAAGAAACTGTCGTCAACGGTTCAACAGTTCGCGACACTCGGGTTCGCGGAAGAAGCGTTCGACACTGCCGACCGGCAAGCCCTCAAATTCTTGAATACACAAATCAAGGTGTTCAACGCGTTGGAGGACGGGCTACCAACCTACGCGATCGGGTTCACCGCGCTGAAGGAAATGGCTGAAGGGTTCACGATCACTGAAAGCAACTTGGCGTCGCTCCAGGCACAGATCGGGTTCACCGACACTGAGATGGTTGCGTTGACAACGGACTTCTCGACGCAAGCGACCGCTGTCGGGTTGAACAGTATTTCTGTTGACAGGCTCGACACGATCATGGGTGCAATGGCCCAAACAGCCTTGTTCGCGGGGTCAGCGATCGGTGGCACCTCCGAGCAATTGTCGGCGTTTGAACTGTCGATGGGTCAAACCTCCACCACCACTGGGGATGCGTCCGAGGCGGTGGAAGGCATGGTCCTGCCGCTGCACCTCGTGCGTGACGCGTTACAGGAAGCGGAAGCGGCGAACAGGTCGTTGGCTGACGCCATGTTGGAGATGGTGAACCCGACATTCAAAGCCGTGAAAGCAGTCGAAGCGCTTGACAAAGCCGAAGCAGATGCGGCGGCTGTGAGGAAGAAGGCGGGGAAACGGATCACTGTCGAGGAAGCACAAGCGATTGCTAAAGCGGAACTGGCTGTCTTTGAGGCGACGCTGAAGGCTCAGGGTGCGTTGGACGCGTTCGGGTTCGACCCGACAACTCTCGAAGCGTCACTACAGGGCATCAGCACAGTGTTGGGGAAGTCGCGTGACGAAGCGATCCTCCTCCTCGAAACACTCGGCATCCTCGACGGGACACAGGTCAAGGCGCTCCTCGAAATAGAGACAAGGATTACGGGGCCACTGTCGGGCGCATTGGGGCGCACAGGTCTGTCCGACTTCGAGTTGCGTGGAATCAGCGGACGGGCGCATGGCGGTGCGGTAAGGGCAGGCGAACCAGTCATTGTTGGGGAACGCGGCCGGGAGCTATGGATCCCTTACCAAGCGGGGCAGATAGTCCCGAACAACACCTTGAACCAGTCAATGTCGAGGTCGGTGGTAGTGGAGATCAATGGTGCAGTGTTCGCATCTGATGTTGATGTGCAGGCAGCGGTACAGGCAGGTTTGATAGCGGGCGGAGTTACGGAGAGTGTGGAATGGGCTGGCAGTACGACTATAAGATAAACGATTCGCGTGGAGCGTCGGGCGGTACTGCGGTGACGGACCTGTTCTCCATGTTCCGTCACCAGCCCGAAACCGCGAGCGGGTTGCGTGGAGCGAACGCGACGGTCCCGTTCCGTCACGGCGAAGTCGGTGACGTCAAGAAGTGGTCACCAGGGTTCGACATCCCGACAGAAGGCGACCTCCGCTACACCGACGCGGCCGGTGCAGTCACCGACCCGAATGGTGCGCCGGGGCACATCCACGAAAACCTCCAACTGTGGAGACAGCTCGTCGTCGGCGGCACGAGCCAACTGTGGTTGGGGCGTGACGACCCGTCCGCCGGTCGACTTGAGGTCCCTGTCGAAGTCCTCCTGCCGCCTATCACTACCACACCGCGCCATAGGGTGTTCACGCAGTTCCGCACACGGTGGCCGTTCTGGTCCGAAGAAGCGCAACGCACCGCCATCGCGGTCGCGTCGTTCACACTCGGCGGTACGGCACCTGTCGCCGATGCGATCTTCAAGATTGTGGGTGGCACTGATGTGAAAGTGACGCACGACCAGACCGGTGACTACATCCAAGTGGAGGGTGCTACACCTGCGGGCGGCATCCTTGTCGACTGCGGGCTACGGAAATCAACGAACGTGACGGGTGGCGCGTCAGCCGAATTCCAGGTTGAGAAATCGGTTCCGTATTGGATCGAGATGGAACCCGGTGCTGTGACGTTCACGGTGACGGGTGGCGGCACTGTCACAGTTGATTTGTATGAGCAGTACCGATGAGTGAATGGTCTGTCGAAGCGTGGGAGATCCCCGGTGCGTCACCGTTCCAACGCCGTGTCATGGACGTACCCGGGCGCCTAGAGTTCACACAACCGGCGTCAGGTGTTGGACGCCTCAACATCAGCATTCCGCAGGACTGGGGTCGCCTCAACGAAATCTTGGACCCCGCAAACGATGTGGGTTCGTTGCTGCGAGTGATCCAAACTGACAGGTCGGGTGACCCGCAGATCGCCGCGGAGTATGTGTTGCGTCGGACCGCTATGCCACGCAAAGATGCCGGCAACCTGATCCGATTGACTGCACCGTCAATTGAGGACGCGTTGGAGTGGGCGATCGTTTATCCGCATGACTGGCCCACGATCCCGTCCGTTGATCCCAACTGGACGTGGGGTTTCGAATCGTTGCTCAATACACAGAACCAAGGGTTTGAAGACAACCCGTATTCGCTGGACAACCCCGGTGCTGAAGACGGGACAACGAACGGTTGGCCCACCACAGGGACACGTGCAGAAGCTATCGCACCCGAAACGTTCGAAGCTATAGAAGACGCTGGTGACGCCGACGACGGCGATTGGTATTTCAACATCGTTTGCGACACTGGTGAAGGCGTGTTCCAAGACTTCACCAAACCCCTCGTGGAGGGTGAAACGTATATCGTGTCGTGCCGCCTGTTCGTCGCTACCGGTGACACGACACGCATGGAGGTCACACCAGCCGCTTCGGTGTCGGTTGGTGGCTTGTTCAACGGTGCAGCATACGCGGACGCTGTAGGGAACGACGCATATCAGACGGTGACAGTTACGTTCGTTGCCGATAGCGGATCGGGAGGCGTCTCGATACTGTCACAGACGGACACCAACACGTTCCGGCTGGACAAGGTGAGGGCCGAAGGGTTCGGTGTCGGAACGGACGACTGGTCGATACGTGGAACTGTTGACGTGTTCGCAGTCGTACCATCAACGACGGTGCCTGCACCACCTGTGCATACCGGGACGTTCTCTTTGGCGTGGCATCCGAACTCCGGTGTTGCCGGCAACGATTCGCTGTTCCTTTCCCAAGCCACGACTCCGGGGCAGAAAGTCACCGGCGAAATATGGGTATATCACACTGAAGGCGTCAACGAGGATTTCCGTATCGTTCTGCGCATACCGGGTGTGAACCCGAACACGCAGAACGTCGCGTCGGAAGTCTTCTCAGTACCGACAGCGACATGGACACTGTTGACAGCAACAGGTATAGCGACAACAACGACTACGGAGCTTGAACTCCGGTATGACGAGACTGGCGCACCCGTAAGCAACATCTATGTCGACGACGCAGATTTCTATACAGGGCAGGCACCGGCAACCATCGGTGACATCATGGGTCAACTGTTGGCCGATGCGCAAACAGACCACTCCGGGGAAGCAGGCGACCTTGCCCGCGAAACGTTGCTGTGGCTCAAAGCAGACTTCACCGCTTCGGTGGATTCGGCGGGTAACGCGTGGCGTGCCACCGAATCGTTGACGTTGGTGCGTGGCAAAACGTACGGCAAAGTACTCGGCTCGGATTTTGCGAAACTCGGCTACGAATACCGCATCAAACCCAACCCGTCATACCCCGGCGATGCTGAGTCACACATTCTGCAAATCTTCAACCCCGCCGATCTGACAACGCGTGTGGGTGGCGCATCGAACGATCTTGTTGGTTCGGTCGGGTTCTCAGGCGGCAACGTCACGAAAGGCCCGGTGGTGAAGACACCGAAGTCGCGTACCGTCGCGCTCGCGGAGGGTGACGCCTTCCAGTTCGCTGTCGCAAAAGACGCCGCCGGTGTGACGGCGTGGGGTGCCCGCGAACTGTACGTGCCAGTAGCCGACGTTCTCGACCCTGCGACGTTGACTCAGGCAGCGGACACGTCGCTGGTGGAACGAGGCGCAGCAATAACCGCGACGAGGATCACGATCCTTGACGACGGGGTGTTCTCCCCGTTCATAGATTTCGATCCCGGTGACTGGGTGCGTGGCGAACTGCCCCCCGATTTGCCCCGCGGCAATCATCGTATTGTTGCGGTCACGGGCACCATTGAGGAAGCAACCTCCGTGTTCGACTTGGATATTGGGGCGCACGTGTTCGTCGGAGCCTCAGGAATGAACGAAGCGGTCTCACGGCTCCTAGCGAAGTTTGATGGCGTCAAAGAACCCTTCGAAGCAGCAGCAGCAGCAGTTGACTTTGATCCGTTCCGAGGCCCGATCGAAGTCACGTATCTTGTCGCGGCGTCAAACACTCGGCCAGATATTCGGGTGTTGGCAGACTATGTGTGTGACGGTGTTGACGATGAGGAGGAGATCAACGCGGCGCTTGCGGCTGTGCAGGCGTCTTCGTCCGACGGCGGGATAGTACAGTTGACGGACGGGACTTTCAGTTGCGCCGACAGGGTCTTTTCGACAAGCGGGTCGAAAGCTGTGTGGCTGCGTGGCGCGGGACGCAACGCTACCCGCATCGAAACGTCCGGTAACGCACCGTCGACTAGGAACGGGCTGGTGGAGATCGCGGCACACAACGCGACGTTGACCGACGTTGACGTGTCTGTCTTCCACAACGGATACATCGCGGCGATAGACATGGATGCGTCCAGCACGTCGGCTGGGTCAATGGAACGCGTTACCGCGTACATGGGTTCACCGTCTGACGCTGTTTTGGCCAGCGCAATTGCTGTCGACAATGACATGACTTTGACCGATGTCGAGGTGACAGAATCGAGTAAGGGTGATGGCATCGTTGTTCACTCCGCGAGGGTGAACATTGCTGGTGCGCAGGTTCATTCCGCTACCACCGACGGTGGCGCTGGCGGCTACGGCATAGCGATCGGGTTCACCAACGCACACCATTGCCGTATCCACGATTCGTTTCTGGAGAACTGTGCCACGGCTGGCATCTTCATCGGATCTGACGATTGCATCGTCATCGGCAACGACGTAGCCGAAGGAGGAGAAGAATGAGCGGCATCATTGTTGACACGTTAGCGAACCGTACAGTGCTGGGTGGCAACATTGCCACGATCACAAACAACGGCACCCTGACACGCATCTTCGACGAGACAGGGTTCTTCAACGGCACCATTGACGAAACATTCACCGCGGCCGTCACAGAAGCCGCAGGCACTGTCACGATGTCGCTGGAAAAGTCGGGTGGCGGCACTTTGACGATGGTGTTCTCCGACGGTCGCACCAACCTGGACACAGACCCGGCGCTCACGATTGCACTCACGACAGGCTCGGATATCAGTCCGACAACGAACTACATCTACATCCTGCAATCCACGAAAGCCTTGACGAAGTCGACGAGCGGGTTCCCAACCGCTACGGAACACATCAAGATCGGGTTCTTCCTTGTACCGTCCGCTGCGTTCGTTGCCGCGCATGGTGTGTATGTGCAACAGAACTGGGAAGATCACACAGCCGACCCGTCCGGGCAGGGGCACATGGCTGACCTCTCGGAAAGGATCAGACGTAGCCAAGCGGAATGGTTCTCCGGCCTGACAGGTGCGGGTACGTCGGATTATCTGACGATTGTTGGCGGGACGATAGATTTGAAGATCGCGTCCGGTGTCGTCTATCAGATGCATCGCCATGCCGTCCCAGCATTCGACACCAGCGGCGGGGATATGGTGTTGGTGAAAAACTGGAACGGTGACGCCTACCACGACATCACAAACCTATTCGACATCGTTGATCTGTCGGACGGGACGTCGATTGGGAACAACAAATACTTCAACCTCGTCGTGTGGGGTGTGGCGAACGAAACGGGGACGTTCACACCGACAGTCATCAACCTACCGTCAGGCCAGTACACATCACAGGCAGATGCCGAGAACGACGTTTTGGGGTTTGACGACTTCACCATCCCCAGGGAGTTCTTGAACGACTCGTCTACGGGGTTCCTGATTTGCCGCCTGACAATTCAGCACAAAAACACGACGTGGCAATACAAATCCACGACCGACCTACGCGGCACATCACCACAGACAGCGTCGGGTGGCGCGGCAGGTATCGTAACTTCGTTTGCCGATAATCAGTTCGATGTGTTCAACGTCACCGACACAACAAAGATCGTGACGTTGGATGTGTCAGGTTTGACGACAGCGACGACGAGGACATGGACAGTCCCGGACCTAGACGGCACTGTGACTGTTGAAGGTGTCATCCCAGTCAAAACAGACACGGGTGATCCAGGTTCGCCTACAGAGGGCCAGATTTATGTGAACACGTTTGACAACAAAGCGCGAGTGTGGGCTGATGGCGCTTGGCGTGATCTGGCGACATGGTGAAACACCGACACCGAACAAGTAGACGGGTAGGGTTCCTGACATGACCGACGAACACAGACGCTCATCTGACCCGAAGATTGATCTGCTTCTCACCAACCAGCAAACCCACATGTCGGATTATCACGCCGACATGAAACCCGGCGACACACTCAGATACGTCGCGAAGGTGGATGAGATGGAAGTCACCAATGCACGCATCCTCACCATCCTCGACGGGAAACAAGTATTCAACGCGTCGGGTGAATCGAAACGGGTAGGGGGAATGTCCAGAGATGTCGCCGAGATGAAAACGGCGATGAACGGCGGGAAACTATCCATGGCCACCCGCGACAAGTTGCTGATTATCGGTGCGAACGGCCTGTTTGCGTTGGGTGTAGCGTGGGTGGTCGGCAGCATATGAAACAACATTCTGCCCTATTGGGTCTGCCCGACGAGCTCCGGACCTACGGTTTGAACGTTGTCGCGATGGACGGGTGGGACACAGCGCAAGGCTTCTACCGCTGGACCCTTCCTGATGGTTCTAAGTCGTATGACAATCCGCCGTCAGGTGTGATCTTCCACGGCACCGCAGGAACACGTTCCATACCCGTCGTCCGCAACAGGCTCAGGGTGTGGTCCAAAGCAGGGGCGTGGGTCGGACTAGACGACGGCAACGGTACCCTGTACTCGTCGAAGGTGATAGGGAAACTCAACCGCCCAACCATCTATTTGACGTCCGCAGGCCCAGCACGCTACTCTGCCGGATACGGCTATCGGCCCGTACTCGGCGACATGTACAACGACATACGCCCTCCTTTGGATGCGCAAGGCCGCGACGGGCTGAAAGCCGCAAACCGCCACACGTTCAACGTCGAAAACACGCACCCCAACAACGGCACACCTATAGACGCAGGTGTGTTCGATCATCTCGTCGGGTTGGGTGTCGTCCTGCATCGCATGTTCGGATGGCAGGAGCGCACATTGGGTCACCGGTCGTGGACACGTCGCAAACCTGTGGACCCTTGGTTCACACCCGGTGGACTGATAGGCTTACAAAACCGAATCCAAACAGAACTCGGGAGTGAACTCATGCCGACACAGCAATGGCACCAGATGATCGACGCCCTGTTCCTTGGGCGACCAGACGAGTTCACAGGAGAAGCCAACTACTGGAAAACACTCAATCCGAACAGTCCAGAATGGGCAGACTTTTGGGCTGCCATGGTCAGAGTCATATCGTAAGGAGAACAACATGAGTCCACTACTGATAGACATCCTCGAACGGGCCGCTTGGACATTCATCCAAGGCTTCGCCGCCGTCCTACTCGCGTCGGGCACCATCGACGTCACAGTCCTTCAGGCTGCCGCCGTTGCGGGTGGTATGGCTGTCCTGTCACTTGTCAAATCGTTGGCAGCATCCAAGGTTGGCGCTGAGACACCGCAGACAGGTATCGACACGTACAGCTACTAGACGGGCCGTGTAGGGGGCAGCCTCGTAGCTCAGGCGACGTACTGGTATCGGACACCCCACTCGTCCACCTCCGACACCACCATCCCGTCGTTGCGTAGTCCTTTCACAGCGTCCCTGACCTGACGGTGCGTGATGTCAGGATGCCGATACTGAATCAGCACCACCAGTTCACGCATCTCCACCAGCCCGTGTGTTTCCAGGTAGTCCGCTACGACAGCCTTCAGAGTGCCGCGTCGGACACGCCGCCGATGATCGTGATACCACACTCTCTGCGCCCTATTCACAGCCAGTCGACAAGCCTCATCAATCGGTTCACCGCGGCGTAGGTGTCGCCTGTACGCCACATAGGTGCCGCATGGTGTCTCCAACTCGACCCTACGCCGTCTCCGTTTCAGATCTGTGGCTGCCCATATCGGCCGCATCGCCACCAGACACGCGTCGCATGGTTTCTCGCTGTTCTTGTGATGCCTCAAATACGCTCCACGAGAGCCACAAGGATCTAGCACCACACACCCGTAACCAGCCACACATACATCCTGATTCGCAGAGGGATGCGGTCAGTGACCAACACCAGCCGCGGTGTCACATTCGGTGCCGTCATATTCTCTCCACCTTCACCAGCTCCCAACAGAACCCGAAATGCTCATCCATTCCATATTCGCACCTGTCGTCCTCGATGCGTCGCTTCACGAACATGTCGCCGTCAGGTAGCTTCGCCCACCACTCAGCCTCAGTCAACAGCCCACCGGCAGCACGGGCAGAGAGCAGTCGTTCCTCAGGTAGCCCAAGATCAAGATGGTGACTACAGCTCTGATTACACCTATCACCTCTGATCTCCTCAAACCAATCGCACCGTTCCTGTGCCTCTTCCCTTGTCGGTAGATCACTCATTTACTGCCTCCAAGTTAGGGATGTCGTCTATGTCAGTGAAATCCTGAACAACCCCCGATGGTACAGCCGCTTCCCTCACCGCAGGCAGATCGGGGCGTCCCTTCGTCACAGTGGATTGCATCTCAGTGTCCGGTATGCGCCACTCGAACGGCCGCAGTTTCGCTTCCAAGTCGGTGACGGTTTCGTCAAGGGCGAAGATCGTTGCTAGATGTCCGAGGGTGCGTTCGTGTTGCTGGTGGAGGCGGGCGATGAGGACACCGATGATGATGAGCAGAACAGCGATAACGATGGCTGTGATAATGGTCATCGTTGCCCCTCCAATCTCACGACATGTCTTATGCCTTTCACCAAGTCATCGTACTCATCCCTATGTGCCTCCACCAGACGCTCGATGGCTTCCAACTCGGCAAGAACAACTCTCCCAGCATCGGCGTTTCGATACACACGACCAACATACCGGCTCACGGCTTCGACTCTTTCTGCGCCCAACTCTGGTCGGTATGTTGCCCGATTCCAACATGTCATACACGTTGTCATGGATGTGCGTTGCTTGCCGAGTCGCTTCACTTTTGCAACAAACATATCCCACTCGATGGCTGCTGCGATATCGTTGAGCAATCGACCGCATTCAGTGAGTTGCGGAAGTGTTGTCCATGTTGGTCCGTCACGAACGATGTGATCAAGCGGTAGGTCACTCACGGTCTCTGTCCTTTCCATTCGGCTTGGTCGTATCTGCCGCCACGCCTGTTCGTGTCACCCCGCACAGCTACATGCAACTCACCGAGATCCCATTCCAAACGTCGAAGGAACAGAGCATCGGCACGACACTGTGCTTCCCGTTCAATAGCCAGCCGCGCATCCACCGACACGTGTGGGATGTCTTCGTCAAGGTTGTATTCGGCAATGGCGAGGTCGGCTTCCACTTCACACTCCATCGCCAACCTGTCGAGTTCCCATATCCTCTGGTTCCCGACCATGGCGTTACTGATCCTGTTCAGACGTTCCTGGAGCTTCCTGTTGCGGCGTTCCAAAGTGCGGACATGAACCTGTAGATCCTTCGCCGCGTGGTCATCGCTGTCCTGCTCATCTAACGGATCAATAGCTGTGATTAGATAGCCACGACCGTTGCACGTTGAGCAAGGAAGAATGTCAGTAGATATGTGGGAGCCGTTCTTGCGGCTTGTGACACGATTCACCCGCTTGTCGCCAACACACGCATGGCACAGTTCGATGTGTGCTCTCCGGTATCGTTCAGCGCTTGTCGGTTGGTCGCTCATTTGTCTTTCCTGTTCACTGCCACCCACACGAACACCACCGCCATACCAATGAGGACACCGATACAGAAGGTGAGAATGGGGACCACGTACGCTATGTTCATTCGGGTTCTTCCACCGTGTGGCGACATCCATCAGCATCTAACACATCAATCAGTCGGACTACCTCATCGTCGTTGCACCATTCGGTATAGGTGTGAGGCGGGCGGGTATGGTCAAGTACTTCACCGCCGACGAAGTTCGTACAGGATGACCACGGCTTCAAGTCCGGTCTGAGCCTGTCCGACTCGATGCAGGAGAGTCGTTCCTTCATAGCTGCTCTCCTTAGAATAGAAATAGTGCCACGAAAATACTGATGACGAGTGCTCCACTAATGAAGCCTATGCCGAACATGCCACCATAAGTAAGACCTACGAGCAGTTCTCTGGCTTGTTTGTTCATCAGGATTTTCCTCCCTCCAACGCATCCAACAAGGCAGCAAGCTCGGGCCAGTAAATGCGGAGATCATGTTGGCCGATGAATGGAAGCGAGCGAACTGCAACATCTATGTTCCATGCGTCTGCGATGGCTTGCAAACGGATATCAGGAACCAGCACACCCCAATGGAGTGCCATGTTTATCACGTCGCAGGCGAAACCACCGGCGTTCAGCGTGTCCTCATCGAGTTGAAAGAGGCCGCTCATCTGGTCACTCATCGCTGGCTTCTTCCTCATCGGTTGCTCTCGCCTCCAGGAACTTGTACGCAGCATCGAACTCATCGAACGTGATATCGGATGGCAACAGTCCTTGGATTGCCTCAACTACACGCTCATAGTCCGGTTCGGTGATCTCTGGCAACGCCTCCCATCCTTGTTCTACCCATGCTTCAAACATGTTCCATATAGACCAGCGCGCGACGATGGTGACGGCTTCATCGAGGTTCATGTCAGTACCCACCTAACAAGCCACACGATCCCTACCCACACGATCAAACTGAGGATGATGGCGGGTGTGAGGGCCATGATGCCCTTGAACGAATCACTGAACATCCGAGTCCTCCCATTCCGACACCTCACGCGTTTGAATCCGATAGGGAGCCTCTTGCCGGTAGAAGTGGTCAGATCCGACGACTGTTTCGGCGTGATGATTCGCATCAATCACAGCCTGCACCGCGCGCTTCTCCGCATCGTTCCCAGTCTTCACCGACACATGACCTGAGTGATCTCGGGTACCGAACCGGGAGCAAACCACACGGAACTCGGTGGTGGTGGTCATTTCCCTCTCGCGTCTCTGACGATCGCTGCCTCCAACGCGTCGTACAGATCCTTGATCGTTTGCTCCGGTAAGAGGCCGGCCTCGTTTACCAGATCCTCGACTGCGTTGAACAGCCGTGGGTACGTGATCTTCTGAGGCTTCCTCGTCTTCTTGGTTACTGGTGTCTTGTCAGTCATCCTACGAACCTCCATTTTCCATCTTTGTCTGGTTGGCTTGCTGTCCATCCGAGTTCTCTGAGAGCCTCCACCCATTCTCTGATGGTGGCCGATTCGTCGAGACCCGATGTTTTACATATCTCGGCGAGGATTCTGTCTGTCGGATCAGAGTTCTCCTCTCTGCGCTTCTTGTCGCTCATCCTGCTCTCACTTTCACTCGATAACAAACACTGCACGTCTTCGTCTTGCACGGTCCCTTCTCTCTATGGATCCTCGCCACAAACTCTCTCCCAGTCATTTCTTCACCGAACCGTTTCTTGATCCAGCCCTCTACTGGCGGGCGCTCACCGGCAGACTCAGGCAACCCCCGATACAGCTCGTCGACGGCAGCTTGGCGCACCACCCGGATCGTGTCCGCAATCAACTGTGAACCGTTTGGCGCGAACGTCTGACCCTTCTCATACATCGCGAACACCGAAGTCCACACGTCGGTCATGTCGAACCGTTCACGCATATCCGCGTAATACGCAACCGCCTGTTCGGGCCGCCACGACCTGTTCGGGAACCGTTTGTCAAGCCATTCAACGAGCTCGTCCCAGTCGTCACTTGTTATCATCAGCATCCTCCAGTCCTTGTCGGATCTGGTTACGTCTCTGCTTCCGTTTCGCTGCCTCTACGTCAGCGTCTGTGATTTGTCCAGCCAACCCATCGAACCTTGACCAGTGCTTTTCTAGGGAGGTGAGGGTGAGTGTTGCTGGCCCCCAGTCGGTGACGATGCGTGTGGCACGCTGCCGGATGAGATCAGGGGTCGCGCCGGCGTCGGTGAGGTATTGGGTGACACGACCGTACAAGGCTTGTCTCGTCGGTGCTGGTTCACCGAAGAGTTCTACCAGCGTGTCCCATATCAGGTTCCGTTTGGCTAGTTCTGTCATCGTTCTATTTTCCCCATAGTTCCCTCCTTCCC